TTCAGTCGAGGTGAACTTAACATCTTTGCAGGCGGTAGTGGTTCAGGTAAATCATTGGTTATGATGAATATTGCATTGAACTGGTTGCAACAGGGAATGAGCGGTGTTTACATTACCTTAGAACTTAGTGAAGAACTAACATCATTACGTACAGATGCTATGTTGACTATGATGGGTACAAAAGCGATTCGCAAAGATATTGATACCACAAGTCTTAAAGTTAAAATGGTTGGTAAAAAGTCGGGACAATATCGTGTTAAGGGTTTACCTGCACAAAGTAATGTAAACGATATACGTGCTTATTTAAAAGAAGTACAAATTCAAACTGGTATCAGAATTGACTTTGTGATGGTTGACTACTTAGATTTGGTTATGCCAGTCAGTGTTAAAGTTAATCCTAACGACCAGTTTATCAAAGACAAGTATGTTGCTGAAGAACTACGTAATCTTGCGAAAGAGATGGGCATATTGATGGTAACTGCAAGTCAGTTGAATCGTAGTGCGGTAGATGAGATTGAGTTTGACCACAGTCACATTGCAGGTGGTATCAGTAAGATTAATACAGCAGATAACGTGTTTGGTATCTTTACAAGTCGTAGTATGCGTGAGCGTGGTAAGTATCAGATTCAATGTATGAAAAGTCGTAGTTCGACAGGTGTAGGTCAAAAGATTGACTTAGATTATGATATTGAGACAATGCGTATTAGTGACAGTGACCCTGACAATCAGAATAGTTATACTCCCCGACCTAGTGCTAATGATATTATGAGTCAATTAAAGCCCCAAAGTACACTAGCATCAACCTCTCCTATCATAGACCAAACTACAGGGGAGATATTAGAGCCGGAAAACAAGCGTATTATAGCGGATGTGCAAGGTTCTAAGCTTAAAGCTATGCTAAACAGTTTAAAGAAATAAACCTAAAAGTAGATAAATACTATTAGGAAACTAATATGCAAAAACAAACTCGCAGTCTACTAGAGGAATTAGAAGCTATTGGTAATAATAGGGACACGACTCACATTATTGAGAGTCGTGGCCACAATATTATCACAAGTGCTATCAATCTAATAGAGATGATTAATCGTAACTATAGTCCTGAACAAGCCGCTATTTTAGAGCGTAAACTGTTAGGTGCTATAAAGAGCAAGGACCAAGCAAAGTTTTCCAAGTCATTAAGGAAAAACCGTGAAGCTGAATGAATTTAAAAAAGCAAAACTAAATGAACTAGATTTAAGTTCATTTTTAGGAGATTATGGATCTGCCGCTGTGCGATCAGGCTTAGGCTCTTTAGGTGGCAAGAATGTATTAAGTTCCACAGACCAGATGGCTAAAGATGAATTTACTAAGAATTTCACAAGTCGTGCTTTTAGTGGATTACAAAGTGCAATTAATAGCGGGTTAGTTGATCCTACAGCCGCAGGTAAAACGTCAGGCGCAAATATTGGAACTAATTTTGGAAAAAATCCAGTAACTAATCCAGTAAAGAATCCAGTAACTAATCCGGTAACTAATCCAACAACACAGGTCAAACCTACAGCAGGAAAAAATGTTTCTCCTACTCCTACGCAGAATCGTGGCGGAGCCAATACAGCAGGTGCAAATGCTTTTGGACAGATGGCTAATCAGTTATCAACTGCTAAGAAATCACCAGAGCAAATCAGACAAGAAAAACAAGCTGCCGCAACAGGTGTAGCACAACAGCAAATGGCACAGAACGGGCCATTCAGTAAGTTACCTGCTAATCAAGCCGCAGTTCAAGCCGGTAATATTAGACAACAAAAACAAACAGGTGCAACACAAACTGCACAACAGCAAATGGCACAGAACGGGCCATTCAGTAAGTTACCTGCTAATCAAGCCGCAGTTCAAGCCGGAAATATTAGACAACAAAAACAAGGTCAGGCAACTACTACGGCACAAGGTCAGATGACTCCAATGAGTAAGTTACCAGCTGACCAGTTTGCAAAAACAGCCGCAACTACTAGACAAAATCAACAAGCAACTGCAACAAAAAATGCACAAGGACAAATGTCCCCTGTAAGTAAATTACCTGCAGACCAGTTTGCAAAATCAGCAAGTAATGTAAGACAGGCCCAACAAGGTCAAGCCACTACAAACGCACAAGGACAGATGAACCCTGCAAGCAAGTTACCCGCAGACCAGTTTGCTAAGAGTGCTGATAATGTAAGACAGCAACAACAAGCAACTGCAACACAAACTGCACAACAGCAGATGGCGGCACCTAAACAAGTTGATCCTAGATTCCCTAATGGTAAGTATGACGGAGTTACTGGAGAACCTACCCCTGAATATCAAAAAGAGTTAGACAAACAAGAGGCAGCCCGTGAAGTAGAGTATCAAGCAAATCTCCAAAAATCACAAGCCGCTGCCGCTGAACGAGATGCACAGAATGCTGAGTTAGTCCGACAAGGCATGAGGCAAAATCCTTCTAACGTTACGAATAACATTACGCAAACATCTACTGCACCCGGCAATGTAAAAATATCAACTGCTGATCCTGCAGAAATACAATCAAAAATGCAGGCAAAAATTGATGCAATGAAGGAAAAGAATCCTAAACTTGCGGCTGCGATGCAAGCAGAGATAGATGACCAGTTCAAACAAGATAAGCCTGACAACACCGTTCAAATGCCCAAGCGTAATAAAAAACCAAAAGGTAAGGCAGCTGAATCTACTCAATTTGATAAACTAAACTACATCTTTGAAAGTATTTTAGCTGAAGCAACAATGGGACAAGCACTTTCGCCCGGTGGTAAAGTAGTTGGTCAAGCTAATCAACAACAAAGCAAACAATCTATTAGTCAATATGTTACTAACTTCTTCAAACAGTTTATGAAGGGTGTCAATATCAGTGACCCATCAGTAATGACTCAAGTATCATCATTGGCTAAAGAATTAGAACAAAACTATGCTAAAGATAAGGGTAAAACAACATTGCCTAAATTAGCTGATTTGGGTTGGTCTGTTTCTCACGCACAAGCGGAAGAAAATCCACAACAATCAACAACTACTCCTGCTCAAACCGGAGCAACCCCATCATCTGCATCAGCCGCCTCAACATCAAATACTACACCGCAGGCGGCTCAAGCTTCAACACAACAAGCTAAGATGACAGCCGCACAAATTACTAAGTTGATGCAGGGTTTATCTACTAGACAAAAGCAGTCTATATTAAAAAGCTTACAAGCACAGTTATCCAAAGCACCACCTACTAACAAGAAACAAGTGACCCCTCCTGCAAAAAACAACACAGTAAAGATGCCAAAGATTAAAGGTGCTAAAGCAGGATTACCTACTGCGGATGAAGAAGCTAAGTTTCAACAACGTATACAACAGGCTCAACAAAAATGAATCTAACAGAAACATTAGCATATCTTAGAAATAAGGTAGATAATATCACCAATGTTGTAACAGAAGATAAGGGACACCTAGACCATCCTGAAGATTTAATATTCTTACGTGGTACACAAGGTGCTAATCAAGCTGTTCAAGCTATGACTGATACAGTAGCTAATCCAGATAAGGTTACAATTAAGTGGGATGGATATCCTGCATTAATATTTGGTCGTAATAGTAATGGTAAGTTCACTATATTAGATAAGCATATGTTCAATAAAAAAGATGGCAGTGGCCGTCAAGTATTCAGTCCAGAACAGTTTGCTCAATATGACCAAGCACGTGGCGTAAATCGGTCAGACCTACATCAGCTTATTGCACAGATATGGCCTGGACTAGAAAAGTCTGATAGAAGTAAGGGCTATTATTGGGGTGACTTATTATTCAGTAAACCATTAGTAGAAAAGAACGGGCTGTACACATTCAAAGCAAACCCTAATGGCATTACATATACAGTAGATGCAAATAGTGAATTAGGAAAGTTTTTTGATGGAAAAAACTCAGGTATAGTAGTCCATCAATATATTGCTCCTGATGCATTGACCACCGACCAAGCAACACCATTGGATGGTACTATTGGTACATTAAAGAATAATAGTGATGTAGCTATATTACCTGCTAAGATGCCTATCACTCCTAAACTAAAAATCAGTTCTACTTTACTTAAGAAAGCACAAGCAACTATACAAAAGTATGGTCAAGCAGTAGAACAATTAATGACAACTGCACCTCAAGCTAGAAATACGTTCAATCAATTATTTACTACATATATTAATAAACGTATTGTAGCAGGAGACTTGAATGAGTTGTTAAATGGCTTTATGGAATATGTTAACTCTAGACCAATGACTGATAAGATGCGTGAGAAGATTAATCAGCACTTAGCTGCCAATAAAGCAGGACTAGTTGGTGCATTTAGTATATGGGTAGCTATTTACAATCTTAAAATGAACATTGTGGATCAGCTTAATAAAGCCGCAATGACAGCCCCTGTCAAAGGTTATTTACAAGACGGTACTCAAACCCAAGAGGGTTTTGTTAGTCACGGTCTTAAATTTGTAGATAGAATGGGCTTTAGTCGCCAGAATTTGGCTGGAAGACAGTAGCCAAAACCGACTTTTTTTGCTACCAGGCATAAATAATAGTATGAATCTATACGATTCAAAACTTTTAAAGGAATTTCATTATGGCAGGTTTTACAAGAACACACGGCGATGCACAACCAGTATTCGCAATTGACGTACAAAATGGTCCAGTAGCTCCAACAGCATCTGCTGACGGCACGACTACTAATTTATATGGCCCAGCACTAGACTTCTTCGGTTTTGACTTAGGCGCCGCTCCAACAGCACAATTAGGTGTTGACGAGATGGTTGCACAAGTTATGGTTTCTATCGAACAATTAGCTACAGTTGCAATTTATGCAGTTCAAGCTACAGCAAACACAACTAATATGTCAGTTGCTGTTTATCCAGTTGGCGCATATACAGCGGCTGCACTACAAACACAAATTCGTGCTTTAGGTACAGTTAATGGTTATGACCTAAGTGGTGCTGTTGTAACAAACGTTGGTTTCCGTTTAGCTTCTACAGCTACAAGCGCAAGCTAATCAGAAGTTTAACTTCAAAGAAATCCGAGATTTATTCTCGGATTTTTTTTGCCTCTAAATACAAGTATGAGTTTTAAAGTAAGTTGCTACACATTATTTGATATTACCCAAACAGGTACAGTCAACAGAAACAGGCCCAACACCGATGAAGATATTGATGCTTGGCTATACAAGCGAAATACCCAATGTAATTTTGATACAGTATTACAAGCAATATCATTACGTTCACAGCCTGAAATATCAAACAATCCTAAACAAATTAAAATCAGATTTGACGAGTTTGAAAATTTTGGGTTTTTGTTTGAACAACATGATAGTGAAGAATATAACTGCTGGACATTTGATTTTGAGATACAACATCCTAGTGTATTTGATGATGGTATAACTGAATTGGGTTCATTATATTCAGACTGTCATAATGTTCCTATGATTAAGACAGATACAGCATGGGATAAATTACCCGGCTTTTTAGACACATCTGATGAATTGAAAAATATATATTTTAAGGTGACAAATAATGAAGAAAGTTGATATTGCTAAAATTGAAAAAAAGTTAGATAGCATGATATCTACTAACGAATTCAGCAAATTGCAAGATGTGGTAATCTTTCAAAACTCCGACGGAACATATCAATTATTTAATAAATATCATATTCGTAAAAAGGGTGACAATGATATCATTGTATCATTAAATAACGGTGATGATATCAATTCTTTCTTTAGTTTAAAAAATGCAGTATGTTGGTGTGTATTTGATAAATTAGGAAAATATGTACTAGCAAATAGAATTATTGATTTGGACATGCATTTGAGTAGTATAGAAGTACATATTTCAATACATTCAAAAATGTTTAAAAAGGCTAAAAAGACAGAAGATAAGCTAATATATTTGGCTAAACTGAACGAAGATAAGCATCAAAAGAGATCCATGAGTGAAGAATTGTCCAACTATATACGTAATTCTTATACTTGGCAACAACAAAGATTTGGATTAAAATCCGAACATTAAACGAAAAAAGATAAATACTTTATATTAGTCTTGGAATACAACTATGAAATTAACTGATTTTGACAAAAACCCAATAGAGAACGCAACTAGAGCGTTAAAAGAGCATTATGACGTTCCGTTTAATGTTCGTAAAATGTCTTATGCACAATCAAGAGACATGCTTAACAAAGTTCGCGGTCTGATGAGCGAGACAAAGAAATCTACAGGTTTCTATGAAAGCCAACAGAATTCTTCATATCTAAAACTTGTGTTTATGGAACAAGCACTGAGTAAGCATTTTGCTGAAATCAGTCTACGTAAACCACGTATCGTTGTAGAGAATGAAGAAGTTGAAAAGTCACAAGTTGTTTTGGCAGCTCAAGACTTAGTAGACCAAGTACAGAAAATGGTTGAAGAAGTATCTGATATGTTAGTAAAAGAATTACCAGCATTAACTGACAGTGTTCAATCTGAGATTGGTGTTAACGAAAGTGAAACATTCAATCAACAAGTATCTGAAGCATTAACTTCATTACAAGCCGCATTAACACAAAGTCAAGCAACATTGAAAACTGCATTGAATGGTATCACTGGTCAAGGTGGTGCTGAAGCGTTTGACGCCGGCGCTGACATGGGTGCTCCTGCACCCGGTGGCGAGATGAATACTGACGTTGGCATGGAAGAACCACTTCCTGGTGGCGGTGAGGAAGAAATGAATGTTGACCTTGAAACTCCAGAAGAAGAACCTCTAGGCGGTGCAGGTCGTCCTAAGAGATAATCATGCGATTATATGAATTTGAAGGTAGTCCTCTATTAGTTAGACTAGTTGCAAGTACTAGTCAACTAAAGAGCGAGATTGACTCCGGAGAAGTACATAGCGATTGGACAGTTCCAGAATTGTTGCAATATTATAGAGACAATGATATAGTTATTGACAAATCTGATTTATACGATATGATTAAGAAAGCTCCTTTAAATAAGAGCATAGCAAACATTCAGGGCGACAATGTTATTTTTAAAGGTAGTGAGCCTGCTCCGGCAGCACAGCCTGATGAGAATCAAAAAATCGTAGCACAGATGGCACAAAATGCAATGCAACAACCGCAATGATTAGCATAACCGACAAAGCGTCAAACAAAATACAACATACAATACAAAAACGAGGCAAAGGTCTTGGCATTCGTATAGGTGTAAAAACTACAGGATGTTCAGGTCTTGCTTATGTACTTGAGTATGTTGATAACCCACTAGAACATGATATTAAAGTAGACTGCAATGGTTGTGCTTTATATGTTGACCCAAAGAGTAGTACATACGTTCAAGGTATGACTATTGACTATGTACGCAATGGGTTAAATGAGGGGTTTGAATTTAAGAATCCAAATGAACGTGATAGATGTGGTTGCGGAGAAAGTTTCCGAATCTAGTTGACAGAGGTACTATAATCAACTATAATTGACTATAATGTACATTCCAAACAAATATAATTACACCCCCTTGCTTAGGGAAACAATAAACGGCTCACGTAAATACGCTACTCCTGATGGTGAGAAACTTCCTAGTGTAACAACAATACTAGATGCTACTAAAAGTGAAGAATCTAAACAAGCATTAAATAATTGGCGTAAACGAGTTGGTGTTCAAAAAGCACAAGAAATCACAACAGAAGCCGCAGGTCGTGGAACACGAATGCACAAGTGGCTAGAAGATTACATTAAGACAGGAGTACTCAATGAGCCCGGAAGCAATCCGTATAGCTTGCAAAGCCATACAATGGCCCAATCAATCATTAATCAAGGTCTTGTTAAATGCAGTGAATATTGGGGTACAGAAGTTCCTCTCTATTATCCGAAAGTTTATGCAGGGACGACAGACCTAGTAGGTGTACACGACGGCAGTGACGCTATTATGGACCATAAGCAAACAAACAAGCCCAAGAAGCGTGAATGGATTGATGACTACTTTGTTCAATTAGCAGCCTATGCTAATGCTCACAATGAAGTTCACGGAACAAAAATACGTAAAGGTGTCATTTTTATGTGTTCGGCCGCAAATGAGTATCAGGAATTTATCCTCGAGGGCCCTGAATTTGTAAAGTACACTGACATTTGGTTCAGTCGTGTTGAACAATATTATATGAAGTTCTTGTAATGGTTTAAGATAAATAAGTGTATATCTTGAAGATTTACACTTATGGCCATTATACAAATTTCGAAAATTCAACAACGCTCTGGTAACTTAGTTGATTTACCACAGCTTGATGAGGCGCAGTTCGGTTGGGCGAATGATGCTAGACGACTTTTTATCGGTACTACGACTCCTAACCCAATCGAGAATGTTGAAGTACTAACATCTTATTCAAACATTAGCTTCAGTCAAGTAGAGGGTAGCGGAGGCAGTAATGTCAATATCACTACACCCATACAGCCCGGTCAAATACTAGGGTATGATGTTGATACTAATTCTTGGGTGAACACCGGCGGTAATACAGAAGATCCAGGCAATACTTCATATTATGCAGGACTACCTGTACATCTAGGTACTATTGCC